CCATGTTGCTAGGTGCGCCAGCATCCTCCTTGTACACCCATTCGCCCAAACCGTTGCCACGGTCAACGTAGATGCCAACGCGGCAAAAGAGCGTTCCCTTTGCCTCGCTGAAATCACACTGCCAGCCAAACGGGCCAAAGGTTTCGTCCAAGATATCAGCGTCAACACGTGCCGTCTTGTACAGCAACAGCGAAAGGCCCTTGCCCTGCTGCGATACCGTACCGATGCGGCACTCAATCTCGTTTGCCTGTAGCGGCCTAAACAGTCCCATCTTGATTCCCTTCATACACCTGCGGTACCCAATATGCCAAAGGCTGCTCGCGCCTGCTGCCATCCTTCCTCCCAACGAGCCGCCTGTATGCAATGCCCCTGCCGTTGCTGCCAGCCATGGCAAGCACTGGTGTAGCGCCTGCCTGCTGGCAGTAGTCCATGAACGTGTTCCAATCGTCGGTGTCTAGCCTGCCGTCGCGCTTGCACTGTATCAGCACGGGCCTATGCCCTGCCATCAGGCACCAAACGTCAGCAGGGGTATGGCTACCTGCCGCCCTTGTGGCACAGTAGCCAAAACGCTGCATGTCCTTTGCAACGCGCCGCTCAAAGTCGGCACCCCTGCTGTAGTTTGTTGCCATCCTTGCCCCTATCTGTTTGCCCAATAGCCAACGCTGGTAATCTTGCTGCGGTAGCGGTTCCAGTACGCGTCAAGCCGCTTGCGGTAGTCGGCCTCAATCTGGTCGTAGCAATCCATCAGCTCGTCCAGCTCTTGGTCGGTCAGGTACCTGCGGGTGTCCTCGGGCCACCTGTACGTGTCGTACTGGTCGGCACCCCAAACCACATAGCAGCAGCCGTCGTAGTTCTCGCACACAAACGGCCTGATGTGGTAGGTGCCGTCAAAGCACCAGCGCCCCTCGTGCTTGCGGTGCTTCTCGTAGTCGGCGCGGAACTGGTGGTGCCAGATGTTGTAGGCAATCCATGCGTCCTTCCTTGCATCCTCGCCGTCAACCGCAAGCGGGCTGCTGTACTCGTCATCATAGTAAACAGTGCTGTCGATGCTCGGTCGGTCAATCTTCACCACCTGCTCGCCGATGCGCACGTAATAGAAGCGCATGTAGTACCTGCGCTCGTACTCTCGGCTACCCTGCGCGGTGCTGCTGTAGTGGCCTTTGGTGCTGTAGCGCCTACCAGTCCAAACCTGCTCGGGTGCCTCTGCCACGCGCTTGATTGTGGCAACGTGCTCGGCCTTCTCGCTCTTGGTCAGTAGCTTAATCATCGTCGTGCTCCCCTTCTGTCGTGGTCTATTATAGCACATCCGCACTACTTGCGGAAGCTGCTCAGCCCGTAGGCGCTGGCAATGGCCTTGCGCACGGTCAGGTCGTTGCTGATGTAACCGCCGTACCGCAGCACCTTCACAACGCCGTTGATGTCCTCGGCCAAGGTCTGCCTGCGCTCGTAGTCGTGCCAAACGAGGTAGCCCATGCCCTGCACGGTGGCAATGCTCTCGTTGGCGTGGTTGTAGCTGTACTTGGTCTCGGTGCGCGTCATCTCGTTCTCCCATCTCCGTGGGGCCTCGGCCCCTTGCCGTTGGCTATACTATAGCACACATGCGCCGCAGGTTGCAAGCCTCTTTCTTAGCGCACTTCAAAATACTTTGCCAGCTGGTCGGCGCTAAACTCGTCAGTGTGCCCGCACACGTCCCTAAACAGGTAGATGGTCTCGCCAACCTCGTGATAGTGGCTGTAATAGCTGTAAGGCTCAACCACAACGGTCTTGCCAGTGTAGTACCACAGGCGCGAGCCGCACATCAGGCTATACAGGCGCGTGCCCTTGCGCATGGCGGCAATCTCGGCCTTGGTCATGCCCTTTGCTGCAAAGCGGTTGCTCATTTCATTCTCCCTTCGCCGTGGGGCACCATTGCCCCTCCATGGCTATACTATAGCACACATCTGGCAGGCGTTGCAAGCGGCAATGACAAAAAAGTGGGGCCACCCCGCAGGATGGCCCGCACCTGTCTGGCTACTTGCCCTCGTCAACCTTTAACGGGCAACCCTTCACCCTGCCGCGCTTTGCGGCCACGGTCCACTGATACCCGCGCTTTGTGATGCCGTGAATCATGGTGTCGCAGCAATCCACAAACGGGCACACCGTGCAGTTATCTGGCACCTTCTCGATATCGCGCTCGAACGTCACCGTTGCCTTCATGTCGTGCTCCCTTCTGCCTTGGAGGGCCTGTCCCTCCGTTGGGTGTACGGTAGCACATACGGCACCGAGATTGCAAGCCCGAATCTGAAAAAAAGTTACTTGCCCAGATGCTGCTCCATTATCTTGCGGTAGTAGCTGCCATGGTCCTCGGCTGCATGCCGCAGGAACCCAACGCCTTCGCGGCCATGGGTGCCCAGCTCCACGTATGGCCCATATTCCACGTTGGTGCCGATGTACACCGCTTCCTCGTCCATGTTCAATGCGTGCGTTATGCTGTTGCGCAGCCTGCCAGTGTCCACAGGGCATGCGCGTTTGGCAAATCGCTCCGCAGCCAATCCGATTTCCTCCAACGCTGCCGCGACCGCCTGATGTATCGCGCTAGCAATCTGCTCGCTGTTGTTCTCGCGCACATCCAAAACGCCGTCAGCGTTTGGGCTTATAGCCGCCATGGTTACCCCTCGTCCATGTATGCAGGCTCGTTAAACAGGGCCAACGACTCCGCTGCGGTTGATTGCATAAGCAGCCCGTCAACATAGTGCAGGTATTGCGGTAGACCGACCTTTGCGGTATCTGCCACCAGCAGATAGATGGTTTCGCCGCTGCGCAGCACAAGTTCTTCGACGGATGCAAACCCCATAATCTTTGCCTCGCTTGTTACCTCTGCGGGTATCATCTTGCCTCCCTCAGAATCTGGTCGCATATGCTGGTGTCAAAATCGTAGTCGCTAACCTTTAGCAGCTCTGGCCCATCCGCATAGGTGGTGCCGTAATGGGTTGTCTTAAACTTTACCCTCTCGAAGTATCTGCTGATTGCGGCACCAGTGTACGTCTCGCCGCATTGCGGGTCGTACATGCGCAGGCCCTGCTCCGTTCGCTCCAATGATATGATGTGCCCGCCACCACCACGGCCCTTCCACCAAAATTCGATGGTGTATCTTGCACCCTGCTCGACAACCCCATCGCTGTCAAGCCATTGCATGAACCGCCTGTGTGTGGGTATCGCTCTGCCTCTGTAGTCGGTCTGACCATCGCCCTCATACCTGATGTAATCAGGATGCCGACCAGTTGCGCGGTCAATCCATGCAAGGTTGGTGTCGCGTCCAAGGCGCTCATGAATGGATGTTCTTTCGCCCATGTTTGGCGTTGCCTCAACGTTGTAGCCGCGCCTGCGCGCCTCGTTTGCCACCACGCAAGTCTGGCAGTTGATGCGATAGCCGTTCTGCTCCCTGCGCGCCGTTTGGTACGCCCTGCTTGCCGCATCACGTTCGGCCCTCAGCGCCTGTAGCTCGCTGCTGTCATCGTAGCCGTGTTGATTGACGTACTCGTTAACCCTGCGGTTGGCCTCGTAATACCTGTCACCAGCCCTTTCGGCCATGTTGTAATCAGGATTTCCGCGCAGTTCGTTGGCTTCGTCAAAGGTCATCGGCTTGCCGCGCCTTACGCCTGCCAGCGTCTTAGGATTGCCGTCAATCGGCACGCCATCTGCCTTTTCTGCCAGCTTGCCGTTCTTCCAATCCTCATACGTCATGCCCTTTGGCAGATTGTCCCAGCGGTCGTTATCCTCCTGCTCGATATCAGGGAACCACGCCACCAGCGTGCAGCGGCAATTGTAAACGTACTCGGCTGGTGCAGTTGGGTCGGCAGGGAAGTTTATGTCAATGCCCTCCACCTTGAAGGGCTTGCCGACTGGCACATGCTGGCCGTCTAGCAGCCTATGGCTGTGGCGGGTGCGCTGGTCGAGCGTAGCCATCCACTCTTGCTCCAAGTTGATGCCTATGGCTTTGGCGCGCTCGTAGCTGTGCACCCTGCCAGCGTTCTCAGCACCAGTCAGCGCGGTGCGTGCGGTGCGCGTTGCCACAGCCTCGTCCATCTTGAAAACCCGCATCAGCCGTTCTGCTGCCTGTGGCACAGACTCGCCCTGTAGCACGCTTTGGGTTATCGCGCTGCGCATCTTGCGCGCGTTCCATGCCGTGTCCTTTGCCTTGTTCAGCTTTGGCTCTGGTATCGGTGGCAGCAGGCTGCTGTCCTCGGCTATCAGCCTGCGCACGGTATCACGGTCGTAAAGGTCAAAGCTGTGCGTGTCCCTGCCGATATGGCTCTCTATGTCAAAGGCTGCACCGTTTGCGTTATCGGCAAATACTTGCGGTATCTCGTTGTTTATGTAGGCCATGCACAGCTCGTCCGTGCGCGCCGCATCGGCTGAAAGCTCAGATACCATGCCCTCCATCCAACTTTGGTTCATGGCCTGCATCTTGCGCCAGTCCTTGTACTCGGCCTCGGTGGCCTTGCCAGCCTGCACCCGCTGCCGCCACTTTGCGTTTTCCTTTTCGTAGTCGGCCATGAACTCGTCCAGCTTGCCGCGCATCTCCGCAGCGGCCTGCTGGTACTCAGTGTTGAACCTGCGCTTTAGTTCTTCCATCTTTTGGTCTGATACGCTACGCTGACCGTCCCTTGGCTGTATCATGCCAGAGTTGAGCCTTTCGGCATATCGCCTTGCTATCGACTCGGTTCTAAACGGCCCCTCCCACGATTGCAGCAGGGTTGCCGTTGCGTATGCCGATGCGCCGTCGCGGTCTGTTTGATATCCTGCACTGGCAAGCGCCGCCTCCGATACGGAAACGACCGTCCATGTATCGCCGACCCTTACGGCAAACCACCATGCCGCGTTACCAGCCACAGGTACCTCCAAACAAGCTGAGGTGTTGCCCCATGCCACCTCGCAGCCTTGTTATAGTCGTAGGCTTGACCACCCATGGGAGTGCCGCCCTGCGGTTTGCATGGCGTTGTTGCGCGCCGCCAAGAGGGCCTCGTTTTCGGGCACGAGTGCTAGAGCCAGCCTGCGCGCGCAGGTCACTGCCAGTATAGCAAACGGCCACCACACGGAGAGGGCATGTGGTGGCCTGTGCTTGATTATATCAGCCCTTTGGCGCGCTTCCAATTGTCGTGCGCCACGAACAGGCCATTGGTAATCGTCTGTATCAGGTACGCCATGGTTTCCTCGCCAGCCTCGTCCTCGCCGAGCCATTCCATGTGCGCAACTGCCGCATGGTATCCCTCGTGCACAAGCAGTGACAGCTCGGTTTCTGGCTGGCCCGTGTGCTCCATCAGGATTACCGCAACGCCAGAGTCGTAAATCATCTGGCCCTCGGCATCGAACAGCTTGCACTTGCCAGCAAAGTGCCTTTTCAGGAAACGCTTGCACCGCTTGCGGCTGTGGAATAGATGCACCTGCGGTGCCAGCATCCCTATCTCGCTATTCGCCTTCAACCTGCTCCCCAATCTGCTGCACCTGCATGCGGCCCATGTCCTCGTCCTCGTTGGCCTCGATGATGGCCTGATACTCGTCAGGGCTGATGTTAGGCAGCTTGCGCAGTATCGTGTTCTGGTCAAGCCATGCGGCCTCCTGCACCAGCATCTCGACCTGTTCCAGCTGGTTGCTGATGCGGTTGCGCCTGAATATGGGTGTGTCGCTGATGCCTTGCAGCTCCAACAGCTGCATGATTGCGTCGCCAACCCAATGCTCGAAGTCGGCAGCGTTTTCCTCCATGGGCTGATAGGCGGCATCAATGTGGTCGTTTGTGGCACCTGCGGCCACGGTGTGCACGTCCAGCGCGCCAAAGTCCTCATAGATGCGCGCGCGGATATCATCGAGGAAAGCCTGCCGCGCCTGATACGGCACCTCTTGCGTGTATGGGGTAACGTTGCCAACGGTGGTGTCTGCGGTTGCTATGTGGTTCAGCTTTAGGCGGTCGAGGAACGTGCGCAGGTCATCGTCATCCATGCCGCCATAGTTTTCCAGTATCCAATACACCTGCGCGCAATCCTGTAGGTCGTTGGCAAAGCCCGATTGAATCAGGTCGTAGGCATCAATGGCCTCCTGCATGCCGATTAGCGTCGATTGCTTTAGCCTAGAGCCGTACATGCGCACCACTGGCAGCGCAACGTAATTGTCCTCGTCAATGGAAACGATATCGCCCGCGTCGGTGTAGCTATACGTGACGTTGTATGCGCGCTTTGGCTCCACTTCCTCGAACCTGCCGCCTGCATCGCTGAACTTTGTGTAGCCATCCTGCTCGTAAAGCACGGCATTCAGCGGCTTGCTAGGTGCCAGCTGCCAAAACCTGATGCCAGCGCGCAGCGTGCCGTCAAGCTCGTCTTCTAGCGGCACGAACTCCGTCACCTCGAACTCGTAGGCGCGCGAAGCGTCCCAGAAAAGATAGCTGCGGCCATGTATCAGCGCGTGGTATCCTGCCTCCCGCAGCACGTGGTCAAAGTGCGGCCCTAGTGCCTCCTTTGTGGTGTCAGGCTCGCCGCGCCTTGCCTCCCACGGGTCGATAAACGACACGCCATTGCCAAGGCTGTACATGCAACGTTGCGTGTTCAGGCGGTTGAACAGGTTGCATGCAATGCGGTGGTTGCTTGCGGTGAAGTCCTCCACCTTTGCGCCAGCAATGTTAAAGATGGTGCGGATTGCATCACTAATGGTCGGGTTGCGCTGCTCGTCATACGCATCTGCCAGCACGGCAGTGCGGTACATGTCGCTTTGCTTGTATGAAGCTATGGCGTTGCGGACAAACTCCGTAACGTTGTTAGCCTTTTCAAAGTCATTGAACGTGGGTATCATCTTTGCCCGCCTAACCGTAACGATTACCGTAAACATTATAGGCGGTGAGCACTTGCAGGCAAAGCATGGCATGGAAAAGCCCAACCCGACGCATCAGGTTGGGCCACCCGTCGCCCGAAGGCTTTCGGGGCAATTGGCTGGACGCGCGGTTTTGGATAAAGGCCAACCCCCGTCGTGGCTTCAGCGCATGCAAACCTAGCACCACGCCCGCGCGATGATGACCTCCCCACCTATCCGCATTGGAAGTGCCACGGGTGACATGATTCAACAGGGAGGAACCTTTGCGTTGGGCCTTTTACGTGGACGTGCCCATGTCCCTGCCAGCTGCCAAGACCTCTCGGCGCGCTGGCGGTTGCCATTTTTCGTCAGGTCAGCCATGGAATGAGCCTTTGCGGCTCCTGCCTTTTGTTGGGATGGCTCCCAGATACAGCCCGCACCTTGCATGCGTTGCCCCAACTGTTAGGGGTGCCGTTAGGCGGTGCACCTGCAATGCAGATGCTACCGCAATGCGCGCACCCTTTCAATAACGGAATCGTAGGTCTTTGGGTAAAGCATCCTGATTGTCTCCAAGTGCTCGTCAACCACCTTTAGCAAATCGGTGCAGCGCGTACCGCTTGCTGCCTCCAAGAATTCGGAGCCTTGCATCTGCGGCACCAGTGCCGAATCTTGCTTTGCCTGCGGCTTTAGATGGTCGCGCACCGTATAAAGCCAAGAAAGGCGCTCACACAGCTTGTAACTGGTGTCGCGTGTTTCCAGCTCCGATATCTCGCGCTCAATCGTCTCTAGGTCAATCACTGCAAAGCCCCCTGACGCATATCGGCCTACCCAACGCCCTCCTAGCGGCCTGCACCGCCTCCATTGCGGGGTTCTCC